AATATGACACCAATAGACTTAGACTATAAAGCAACACCTGAACCAAGTTACTACTCAGGAAAGAAGTACGGTTANTCAGCAAGAAAAGTAGTTGAGGACTTCCAACCTGATAGCTACAACTTAGGAACTGCAATCAGTTATNTATTAAGAGCNGGTAAAAAGGAAGGTAACCCTGCTGAACAAGATATACANAAAGCAATTAATCATCTACACTTTGAACTAGACAGATTAAGCAAATAAGAAATGGGATTTACTAAAAAGACAACTTACTATTCAGGAATAGTTTATGAATGGAATTTACCAACAGGGTGGACTTGTCCTAGTGCAAAAGAATGTTTAGTGAAAGTAGACAAGCTCACAGGTAAAATGGATAACAAAAGTAATGCTTATAAATGTTATTCGGCAAGTGCTGAAAGGTTTCCGGGAGTTAGAAATAGCCGATGGAATAACCTTGAACAAAGCAAAGATGGTTTACCACCACTTCCTAAGAAATGCAAGTCAGTAAGAATACACGCTTCAGGTGATTTTTATTCTCAATCTTATTTTGATAAATGGATTGACTATTGTAATGAAAATAAAGATGTAGAGTTTTGGGCATATACAAAGAGCCTTAACTATTGGGTAAGAAGGTTAAATGATATTCCTGATAATTTAGTTCTAACAGCTAGTTGGGGTGGTAAGCACGATAACCTTATAACTGAGCATAACCTAAAAAGTGCAATGGTAATATCAGAAATGAAATATGATAAACCGATTGACTACAATGATGACGTAGCAAGACAAAAAGATGTTTCATTTTATTTATTAGATAATAACAAAAAGATAAAGAAATGACACTATACACTTGCGAATGTGGAAACACTATGGAAATAGGAAAGGCTACAATAGTATTAAGAGTTAAAAAGTGGGTATGCAAAGAAGCTCAATGCAGTTGTGGTAAATATATGGATAGCAAACCAACAGACGGAATGCCTAGTCTTAAAAGAACTGAAGCATCATTAAGTAAAAAAAAAAGAGGTGATAAGCTTTGGGCAGGAGCAAAAGAAAAGCTAATAGGTGAAAGAGGAGTAAATGAAGACTACTAAATAAATTAACAAAAATTCTATTATATACTAAGACACTACACTATGAAACAACAAGTTAAGATAAGCAAAGTAAAAGGAAACCCTAACAATCCTAGAATAATAAAAAACGATAAGTTTAAAAAGCTAGTAAAGTCAATACAGGAATTTCCTGAGATGTTAAAGCTAAGGCCTATTGTAGTTGATGAGGACTTTATGGTATTAGGTGGTAATATGCGACTGAAGGCTAGTAAAGACGCAGGGCTAAAAGAAGTATGGATTGAAGTAGCAGAAGGATTAACTGAAGAACAAAAGAAAGAGTTTATAGTTAAAGACAATGTAGGTTTTGGAGAATGGGAATGGGATATACTAGCTAATCAATGGGATAGCGTACAACTTGCTGAATGGGGTTTAGATGTATGGGAAAATGAAGATGATGTAAAAGAAGAAGAAGAAGTTTACACAAAGAACATTGAAGCTCCTACTTATGAACCTAAAAATGAAAAGCCAAAAGAAGAAGAACTATACAATGAAGATAAAGTAAAAGAGCTAATAAAAAAGATAGGGCTTTCTAATATAGAAAAGGAAGAAAAAGAATTTTTAATAAAAGCAGCTTATAGGCATACAGTATTTAACTATAGAAGTATTGCAGATTTTTACGCTCATTCAAATAAAGACGTTCAAGAATTAATGGAAGATAGTGCTTTAGTTATAATTGATTTTAATAAAGCTATTGAGAATGGTTATGTTAAACTCAGTAAAGAGCTTGAAAAATCTTATACATCAGACTATGAAGAATAAAGATTTTGCAGTTTTTATATTGACGCATGGAAGGCCTGATAATGTAATTACTTATAACACTCTTAAAAAAGCAGGATATACAGGTGATATTTATATAGTAATTGATAATGAAGATAAGTCAGCAGATACATATTACAAGAATTTTGGTGATAAAGTTATAATGTTTGACAAGAAAGCAGTATCTAAAACTTTTGATGAAGCAGACAATTTTGAAGACAGAAGGGCAATCGTATATGCTAGAAATGCTTGTTTTAATATAGCTAAAGATTTAGGTATTACTTATTTTATTCAACTTGATGATGATTACGATAGGTTTGACTATTCTTTTAAAAAAGATTTGCAATACAATACAGCACACAAACCTATTTTAAATATAAATAAGGTGTTTAATATATTAATAAATTTTTATAAAGAAACTAATATTAAAAGTATTGCTATGGGGCAGGGTGGAGATTTTATTGGTGGTCATCAATCAGGACTTTGGAAAAAGCAGTTAAAAAGAAAAGCTATGAATTCATTTATTTGTTCAGTTAATAGACCTTTTAAATTTATAGGTAGAATAAATGAAGATGTAAATACTTATACAAGAAACGCAAGTGTTGGAGATTTGTTTTTTACAACTGCGCTTTTAAGATTAAATCAAAAAGAAACACAATCAAATGAAGGCGGTATGACTGATATTTATTTAGATAAAGGAACATACTTCAAATCTTTTTATACTGTTATGTTTATGCCTTCTTCTGTAACTATTAATACAATGGGAATATCAAACAGAAGACTACATCACAGAGTAAAATGGAATAATACAGTACCTGTAATATTAGAAGAAAAATACAAAAAATAATGGAACAGAATAGAACAAAGATTAACAAAGAGAGATTACTCAAAGCATTAGAAAGTTCTTTAGGAGTAATAACAACTGCTTTAAAAGCAACTGACCTAAGCAGAACAAACTTTTATAAGTGGCTAAAAGAAGATGAGGAATTTGCAAAGTCAGTTGAAGAAATAGAAAACATACAGCAAGATTTTATAAAGTCAAAATATTATGAATGTGTAAAAGACAAAGTACCTTCAGTTGTAATACACGCTGCTAAGACTAGGTTAGGTTGGAACGAAACAAACAGAGTAGATATAACTTCAGGTGATAAAGCAATCAATATGCCTGTAATAACATTTGTTGAAACTGATACTGAATAAGAAATACAATCCTTTATTTTCTTCTAAAGCTCGTTACTTTATTATAACAGGTGGTAGGGGTTCGGGTAAGTCTTTTGCTGTTACAGTCTTTCTTACTTTACTGACAATGACTAAAGGTATAAGAATTCTCTTTACTCGTTTTACAATGACTTCAGCTCACTTATCAATCATTCCTGAGTTCTTAGAAAAGATAGGGCTACTAGGATTTGATGAGGTGTTTAGCATTAATAAAGCAGAAGTAGTAAATACAAAGAATAAATCAGACATACTGTTTAGAGGTATAAAGACTTCAGCAGGAAATCAGACAGGAAACTTGAAATCTTTACAAGGCATAAGCACATGGGTTTTAGACGAGGCAGAAGAATTAGTTGACGAGAATATCTTTGACACTATTGATTTAAGTATTAGAGAAAAGAACATACATAATAGAGTTGTATTAATATTAAACCCTGTAACTAAAGAACATTGGATATATAAAAGGTTTTTTGAAGATAAAGGAGTTGAAGGCGGTTTTAACGGCTTTAAAGACAATGTATGTTATATACATACTAGTTACCTAGATAATATAGTAAACCTCTCACAGAGCTTCCTAGAGCGTATTAAGAGCATAAAGCATAGAAACTTTAAAAAGTATCAACACAAAATCTTAGGGGGATGGTTAGACAAAGCAGAAGGAGTTGTATTTGAGAATTGGAGTATAGGTGAATTTAATCCTGATGGCTTACAAACTTCTTGCGGTATGGACTTTGGTTTTAGTGTTGACCCTGATAGTCTTACTGAAGTAGCTATAGACAAAAGAAAACGTAAGATATATTTAAAAGAACATATATACAAGAACGGTATTAAGTCAAATGAGTTAGCTAAAATTATATTAGACAAAGTAGGACAAACTTTGATTATCGGTGATAGTGCTGAACCAAGACTAATTGCAGACCTTAGACATTTAGGAGTAAACATAAAACCTGTTAAGAAAGGAACTATTGAAAGCGGCATAACTCGTATGCAAGACTATGAGCTTATTATAACTCCTGAGAGTACAAACATAGCTAAAGAATTAAATAACTATATATACGCTGATAAAGGCTCAAAGCTATATGTGGATAACTACAATCACGCTATTGATGGTGTTAGGTATAATGTAATATATCACCTAGACAATCCTAATGCAGGAAAGTATTACGTACAGTAAACTAAAAACAACAAATTTCTATTATATAACAGATGAAAGTAAAAGTTAAAAAAGAAGGTAAGGTAAAAGAG